AAGTATATTAAGAAGGTAGCTCCAGGTGAGGTTATAATAGTTGATTTAAAGCAAAGAACATTAAAATATAAGAATTTATGGGACTACTTTCAAATTAAATCTAAAAAATTAGATGAAAAAGTATTAAGAGAAAAACTAGTAGATTCTATACAGAAAATTGCATTTAATAGACAGAAAACAGCATTATTTTTAAGCGGAGGATTAGACAGTACTTTTGCTCTTTCAGCAGTAAAAGATATGGGATTAGACTTAACTGTTTATATCTGTGGATATGAAAAAGTTTTAGGTGACCATATAACACATAAAATGTTTGTTACTGAAGCTGATATGGCTGTAAAGACTTGTAAAGAATGGGGAGTTCCCTATAAAGTAGTACAGTTAAACAAAGATGAAGTAGCAAATCTAAGTAGAGAATGGATTGGATATACACACTTTCCATGGGTAGATAGAAATAGACAAGCTCCTAGATATAAATTATGTCAGGCAGCTGCAGCTGATGGTTGCAAAGTAGTGTTAACAGGGGATAGTGCTGATGAGTATTTTACAGGGTACTATCATCACGAAAAAAGATTTATAGAAGGGTATGATGCGGAAACTGTAGAAAGAGGTAAAAAAGAACCTTGGTTTCCTGACACAGTATTTAATAAACACGATATGTTTAATAATGGTTTATTTTTTGATTTACTTCATACCTCAGAACAAAATATTCTAGCAACTGACCAAACTTGCGGAATGTTTGGAATGGAATCCAGACCTGTCTATTTAGGGCAGAATTTTGCAAGATGGATTTATCAAATTAGTGGTAAAACGAAGTTTATACAACACAAAGAATGGAGGTCAGGTAGTTATAAATATATTTTAAGAAAAATTTTAGGAGATATGTTACCTGCTCATGTAAGGGACAGAAAGAATAAAGTTGGTTGGTCTAGTCCGTGGGACAATAACCACCCGCCGTCTGAAAAGAGATGGCGAAAAGAAGATTTAAGCTATTTAAAAGTATTATGAAGGCAGTACTAAGCAACAGAATCTACATAAGTGTAGATAAAACTCTCCATGATAATATCGAAAGAGAGCTTACATATACATTGCCTCCTCGTATGCCACAAGACCCACCTATCGTATTTAAAACAATACGATTTGTTAGAGAGGGTTTGATTTCCATACCAATGGGAAGAGAGGATTTAATCCCACCCGAGTATGAGATAGTAGACAAACGAGTGGAACATGAAATTGACTTTCCTGACTTTGCGTATACTTTACGACCTTCCCAGCAGAAGGTACATGACGAAGTATATGATAATAGTATAATTAACGCTTGGGTAAGTTGGGGAAAGACAATAACAGCTTTGGCTATAGCTAAGAAGCTTGGTCAGAAAACATTAGTAGTAACCCACACTACTAACTTAAGAAATCAGTGGGAAAAAGAAGTACAAAAATCATTTGGAATTACAAGTGGCAGAATTGGTAGTGGAATGTTTAATATTGATGCCCCTATCGTCTGCGGGAATATCCAAACATTATACAGACGAATGGACGACATTAAAGAAGAATTCGGGACATTGATTTTGGACGAAATGCATCATGTTAGTAGTCCAACTTTTACACGAATTGTAGATGAAATGCCCACTCGTTATAAGATAGGATTGACAGGAACTCTAGAAAGAAAGGACGGAAGGCATGTAGTCTTTAGAGATTATTTTGGAAGTAATGTATTACGACCGCCTAAAGAAAATTATATGACTCCTAGAGTAGATGTTATAAAATCAGATATACGATTTTTAGATGGTTCTTACACGCCTTGGGCAGAAAGAATCAATCACCTTACATATGATTCAGAGTATATTCATAGTGTAAGTATGATAGCAGCTAAATATGCTGCTGAAGGACACAAGGTATTGGTTGTCTCAGATAGAGTACATTTTCTAAAATTATGTGCAGAACTAGTCGGAGATAACGCAGTATCAATAACAGGAGATATGGACTTTGCTCAGAGAGAAAATGAGATGAAAAAAATAAAATTTAATAAAGATATTTTATTTGGGACTCAATCTATTTTTTCAGAAGGAATATCTCTAAACGACCTAAGTTGCCTAGTACTAGGTACACCTGTTAATAATGAACCTTTATTAACACAGTTGATTGGTCGTGTAATTAGGGAAAAGAAAGGAAAGAAACAACCTGTGGTTGTAGATATCCATCTTAAAGGTAAAACAGCGACCCGACAAGCAAATGCGAGAATGGGTTATTATATGAAACAAGATTATGAGGTAAAAATATTATGAGTGAGAATTTATCAGAACAAACTCACGCAACTCCTGACCAATTAGCAGGAACAGGAGCTGTACAAAAAGAGATTACATTGAATCTTGAAAAAATGAGAGATATGAAACTCTATATTGCTACTCCAATGTATGGAGGTCAGTGTTTTGGTTTATACACTAAAGCATTAATGGATACTATAAGTGTCTGTATGCAGTATGGAATAAAGTCAGAAATCTATTATTTATTCAATGAATCATTAGTAACAAGAGCAAGAAATTATTGTGTAGCAAATTTCTTAAAATCAGAAGCTACACACTTAATGTTTATAGATAGTGACATAGTATGGAAAGCTATGGACTTAATGTATATGATGCATTTAGTTTCAGAAAATCCAGAAAAGTATAAAATTATGTGCGGACTATATCCAAAGAAAACTATAGCATGGGAAAAAGTATTACACGCAGCTAAGTCAGGAAGATATGATGAAGAACCTTGGCATTTAGATAAGGTTGCAGGGGATATGGTATTTAATCCAGACCCTTCATATTACCCAGACGGTAGAGCGCCTATCTTCGAACCATGTAGAGTCAAAGAATCTGGTACAGGATTTATGATGATAGAGAGAAGTGTTTTTGAAGATTATGGAAAAGCACACCCAGAACTATTGTACACTCCAGACCATGTAAGAGAAGGAGAGTTTTCAGAAGGGGAACAAATCTATGCTTATTTTGATACTGTTATCAATGAACAGAATAGATATTTAAGTGAAGATTATATGTTTTGTCAAAATTGTGAAAAAATAGGAATCGATATATGGGCTTTACCTATGGTAGAACTGATACATTGTGGAACTCACTTTTTTCAAGGCAAGTTGATAGATATGGCTCTTGCAGATGTACATGCTACGATAGACCCTAAGGACGCTGAAAAAATGCAGGGTCATCAAACCAGCCAAAAATAGTTCTTGACAACAGTTTAAAATTTTGTTATAATATATGTTACAATATAATTGGAATAAGATAGTACAAATAAGCAATGGCAATGTCGGGGATATTATCACGATATTGAGAATAATTACTTATAAACTATACCCTAAAAATTATAAAGATAAAGTGTTCAAATTTTATGAACACAATTACGGTGGTAGGTCGTTTCTTCTGAATCCTAAGAAACTACTTAACATTGGACGCAGTTTCAGCGATAAAGAGGTTGCTGAGTATGCAGGTGTCGCATCATTTCGCAACTACGCTGAATTTCTGCAAACTAAAGACACCACATTAGACCTTCTGATGTGTCCCATATCAGAAGATACGATTAATAAAAACAGACTGCTCGAAATAAAGGATAACAGGATTCACTTTATGTTCGAGGAGACAAATTAGGAGAAAAATTATGGCTATAGGCTTTAATACAACTAAGGGCTCTGCCCAAAAAAATAAAATTGAAACATATAACTTCTCTAATAGAGAAGACCATCATCTAAGAATGGTTGGTGACCTTTTACCAAGATATGTTTACTGGATTAAAGGTGAGAATGGAAAAAATATTCCTATGGAATGTTTATCTTTTGATAGAAATTCTGAAACCTTTAATAATGTCGAGCATGACCATGTTCGAGACTTTTACCCTGACCTTAAATGCGGTTGGGCGTATGCTATTCAATGCATTGACTACTCTGATAAAGCAGTCAAAGTGCTTAACTTGAAAAGAAAACTATTTGACCAAATAGTAGTTGCCATGGAAGACCTTGGTGACCCTACTGACCCGGTTACTGGTTATGACATTCATTTCAAGAGAAAGAAAACTGGACCTCAGGTATTCAATGTCGAGTATCAATTACAAGTTCTAAAATGCAAACCAAGAGAGTTGGAAGATTGGGAAAAAGAATTAGTCGGTGACCTTAAGTCAATGGACGATGTTCTTGCAAGACCAACTGCTGATGCACAATTAGAGCTTTTAAGAAGAATCAATAACCAAGCTGACGAAGTTAGTGCGGAAATTGACGAGGAGTTTGATGTATCATGATTGGAGTTGGAGAAGAGTTTCCGTACTTTGAATTAAACGGAGTTAATAGTGAGAATGAAATGGAAGTTTTCACTAGAGATGACACAGACGGTTGGAAAGTATATTACTTTTATCCAAAAGATTTTACATTTATTTGTCCGACTGAAATCTCAGCGATGGATATGGTTTCTAGCGATTCCGTTGAAGTCATAGGTTTCAGTGGGGACAATGAATTCTGTAAAGCTGCTTGGAAAGAAGTTAATGGAATGATTAGAAACATCTCACACCCTCTAGTTGCAGATTGTGGACTTGATTTATCTTCAGAATTAGGAATAGTTGATGAAGATGAGGGAGTTTGCCTTAGAGCAACTTTTATAGTTGATTATGATAATATCATACAACATGTATCTGTTAATGCATTAGATACAGGAAGAAATGCACAAGAGATTCTCAGAACACTAGAAGCTTTACAAGCTGGTGGTCTTACAGGTTGTGATTGGCAACCAGGAGATGACTTCGTAGCATGATTCTATTCACAGCTGACTGGCACATTAAATTAGGGCAAAAAAATGTTCCTATACCATGGGCTTGTACTCGTTATAAAATGTTTTTTGAACAAATTCATCAAGCAATTGACGAGCACAGCTGTGACTTGCATATCATAGGTGGGGACTTGTTTGACCGAGTTCCCTCTATGGACGAGTTGACACTCTACTTTGACTTTGTAAAAAATTGTAAAGTTAGAACAGTAATCTTTGATGGAAACCATGAGGCGACTAAAAAGAATTTTACATTTTTTACAAATTTAAAAAGGGTAACAGGCGAAATTAATCCTCTAGTAGAAGTAATAGATGAAACTTACTATGAGGGCGATTGGGCGATTCTTCCCTATGCAGATTTGCATAAAAAGAATAGTATAGAAAGTATAAATGCGAAACATTTATTTACTCATGTGCGTGGTGAGATACCACCTCATGTAGTACCAGAAGTAGATTTGGAAAGATTTGATAAGTTTGAAACTGTATTTGCTGGAGACTTACATGCTCACGAGAATACTCAACGAAATATTGTGTATCCAGGAAGTCCTATGACGACATCTTTTCACAGAAACCAAGTCCAAACGGGTTATTTAACTATTGATGAAAACTTCGACTGGACATGGCACAAGTTTAACTTACCTCAACTAATTCGGAAGACTGTTGAAAGTCCCGATGCTATGGTACAAACTGAGTTTGACCATACAATTTATGAGATTGAGGGAGATGTTCAAGATTTGGCAAAAGTGAAAAACTCAGATTTACTTGACAAAAAAGTCGTAAGACGAGAAATAGAAGCAACTTTAAAGTTGCATAACGATATGAGTATTTCTGAAGAATTAATATTATATTTGCAGGAAATACTTAAATTAGATGACGAGAAAATAAGAAATATAGTAGGAGTTTTTAATGATTATTCTTCAGAAACTGAAGTGGGATAATTGTTTCTCATATGGAGAAGGCAACGAGATAGACTTAGCAAAGTCTACACTTACACAATTAGTTGGTACAAACGGAGTGGGAAAATCCTCTATTCCTTTGATATTAGAGGAAGTTTTATTTAATAAAAATAGTAAGAATGTTAAGAAAGCAGATATCGCAAACAGGTACATCAATAGTGGTTACAATATTACTCTTGAGTTTACCGTGGATTCTGATGTTTATTCAATAACGGTAAACAGAAGGGCTACACTAAAATGTAAATTGACAAAAAATGGTGAGGATATAAGTTCACACACTGCGTCAAATACATATAAAACTTTAAATGAAATACTTGGTATTGATTTTAAAACTTTTTCACAGTTAGTATATCAAAATACAAACGCATCGTTGCAGTTTTTGACTGCTACGGATACTAACCGTAAAAAGTTCTTAATTGACCTCTTAAAATTAGACGAATATGTGTCTTATTTTGAGACTTTCAAAGAAGCAGTACGAGTTGCTTCAAACGATATTACAGCAGGGAATGCAAAGATAGCGACAATTGAGAAATGGTTAACAGACAACAAACTCGAGACTATAACTCTACTTGAAAAAATGGATTTACCAAAAATTTCGGAAAAAGACGAAGAAAGTTTGCGTTCCTTACAATTAGAATTTGAAAATATCTCCGAAAAAAACAAAAAAATAAATCTGAATGAATCTCTGAAAGAGCAGTTACAGGGCATAGACCTTGATAAAGCAAAACAGTCTTTATCAGCTCACCCAGAGAAAATTGATACTTCCGTGTATCTCACAGCGCTAGGAAGCTGGAAGTCTGAAAAGATGCACGAAGAAACAATGATTCAAAAGTATCAGGACTTACTAGAAACAGAAAACCATGTTTGTCCTACTTGTGATTCAGAGATAGAAGTATCATTTGTAAAAAGACAGATAGAAGAACACAAAGAAAGGGCAGAAAGTTGTGAAAGATTTTCTGAAAAAGATAGGAAAAGATTAGAAGATGCACAGGCAAACAACGAGGCTAATAGGAAAGCAAAACAAGAAATCGCAGATTGGGAAAACCTATTCAGGTCTATTGACCCCCAACTCCCAATTAAAGCAGTCGATGGAAAACAAGTCCAAAAAAGGATTATGGAGCTTCGTGAAAAGATTACCTCTGCTAGAGAGACTCTTCAAGAAGTAATAGACGAGAATGAAAGAAGGGAAAGACACAACACCAGAATTGGTATCATCGGTGAGCAAACTGATGAGTTTCAGAGAGAACTTGATAATCTCGAACTTAAACTTGAGAGTTCAGAGGACAAATTGGCGATACTTGAGACGCTTAAAAAGGCGTTCTCAACAAATGGGCTTCTTGCATACAAAATCGAATCCCTCGTCAAAGAATTAGAGATATTAACAAATGAATATTTGGCAGAATTTAGCGATGGACGATTCTCTATCAATTTTGTGGTGGAGAATGATAAACTCAATGTAGATGTAACAGATAACGGTAAAGTTATCGATATATTAGCATTATCTAGTGGAGAACTAGCGAGAGTTAATATTGCGACATTAGTTGCAATACGAAAACTTATGACTTCTATTAGTAGGAGTCAAATAAATGTCTTATTTTTAGACGAGGTAAACCAAGCCTTAGACGAAGTTGGTAAAGAAAAGGTTGTAGAGGTTTTATTAAAAGAAGAAAACTTAAATACCTATATGGTATCACATGGTTGGACTCACCCTCTATTAGATAAAATAGAAATTATAAAGGAAGAAAACATAAGCACACTTGATGGTTAATTCGAGAAGAAAAGGACATGATGCAGAGTTAAAAGCCGCATCAATGTTACAAAGATATACAGGTTTAGATTTTATACAGACACCAGGTTCTGGGTCTGGAAAGATAAAAGGCGATTTATATGTGCCACATAAACATAACTTATTTACAATAGAAATTAAGTTTTATAAAGATATGGCATTTAATCATAAAATATTTACACAAAGGAGTAATACTTTTGTAGGTTGGTGGTCTAAACTGTGCAAACAAGCGGAACAAATGAAGCAAGAACCATTGTTGATTTTTAAAGAAAATCATTCTCAATGGTATGTGGCAACGACAAGAAAGCCACTTTACAAAAAACATATGTATATTAACTGGTTAGGTTGTTATGTAACCTTCGCTGAGAAATTTCTGGAAACACAGGAGATAGAATTTACAAATGGCGATAAAGTTTACGAGCCTTGGAGAGTCAATCCCGAATGGGAACTTGTTGATAGTTGATGGACTCAACCTGGCATTTAGATGGAAACATCAAAAGAAAGAGTTTTTTAAAAGTGAATATGTTAGAACAGTTCAGAGTCTAGCAAAATCATATGATTGCGGAGAGATAGTAATATTGGGAGATGGCGGTAGCGATTACCGTAAAGAATTAGACCCGCAATACAAAGCAAATAGAGCCGAAAGGTATAAAGACCAAACTCCCGAAGAAGAACAAGAGTTTTTAAATTTTCTAGGAGAATTTACTAATTCTATGACTGCTTTGAAGGAGAAGGGTTATCTTACGCTTAAATATAAGGGCGTTGAAGCTGATGATATAGCTGCTCTTATAGTTAAAAATCGAGAGAATCTTGGATTAAATAATATCTGGTTAATATCATCAGATAAAGACTGGGATTTACTCATAGACGAAAATGTAAGTAGATTTTCTACAGTGACTAGAAAAGAAACTACATTGGGAAATTGGGACGAGCATTACGAATTTGAACCTGAATACTTTTTAACTTATAAGTGTTTAACAGGGGATAAGGGAGATAATGTTCCCGGAGTAACAGGCATTGGACCAAAGCGTGCTACTCAACTAATACATCAATACGGAGATGTATTTGATATTATGGCGAGTTTGCCTCTTGACGGAAAGTATAAGTTCATTCAAAACTTAAATGAGTTTGGAAGTGATAATCTTGAGTTAGGAATCAAACTTATGGATTTAACATTTGATACAGAGGCTGCCGTGCTTGGACATGGGCAGGAAATAATAGGATTAGTAGAAAATTATGTCAGTTAAGATAGATTATAGTAAAGATGAACTTTTAGATGAATTTGCAATAGCAACTCTAAAAGATAGGTATATGATACCTGGTGAAGAATCACCGCAGGAAGCGTTTGCTCGTGCTGCAGAAACATTTGCAGATGACGAAGCTCATGCACAGAGATTATATGATTATGTTAGTAATCTATGGTTTATGTTTGCAACACCAGTTTTATCAAATGGAGGAACTAGTAGAGGTCTACCTATTAGTTGTTTTTTAAATTATGTAGACGATAGTAGAGAAGGGATTACCGACCATTATACAGAAAACGCATATCTATCATCTTTTGGTGGTGGTATAGGCGGAACATGGAGTGATGTTCGTTCACAAGGAACTAAGACCTCTAAAGGCTCGGAGAGTACTGGAGTAATTC